ATGTTGATCCTGCACTAGCAGCCGCAGCCGAACGCGCTCTAGGTCGTTTAGATTCTGCTTACGGTGGTCAGGCTGGACTACTACGCGACGCTGCTCTTAATCTTTCTGTTGCTGGCGAGTGCTACTTAGTACAAGTTCCAGAACGTCCAGGATATGGAATTCCAGAATCATGGGATATTAAATCTGTAGACGAAGTTCTTGCCGGACAAAAAGGTGGCTACAGCCTTATCGGTCGCCGTGAGCAGTCAACAAGTACTGGCTACAGCGGTAACAACGGCGGACAGGGTACACAACTTAGCAACAACGCTTTTGTTGGTCGCATTTGGCGAGCACACCCACGCTACTCAGACGAAGCAGACTCATCACTACGCGGTTTGCTAGATCTTTGCTCCGAACTTTTACTTCTTAACCGCACCTTCCGCGCAACCGCACGTTCACGCCTCAACGCTGGTGCTTTGTACATCCCAGATGGCTTAGCAGTTTCCTCTGGCGCAGCTCCTGATTACCCTTACGCAGATGATGCTGACCTAGACCCAGCAATGCTTGCCGAAGAACAGCAAGATGATTTTGAAGAGCAACTTATCGACGCTATGACCACGCCTATTAAGGACGAGGACTCCGCTTCTGCAGTTGTTCCACTTATCATTCGTGGTCCAGCAGAACTTGGTGACGCTATCAAGCAGTTCAAGTTTGAGCGTTCATTCGACCCTGCACTTGCACAGCGTGCTGATCGTGTTCTAGAACGCATTCTGCAGGGCGTAGACGTGCCTAAGGACATTATTACTGGTCTTGCCAACGTCAAGTACTCAAATGCGCTACAAATCGATGAGACGCTTTACAAGACCCATATCGAACCTCTTATGCTTTTGATTGCAGACGCACTTACTGTTGTCTACTTGCGCCCATACTTGATTGCAAACGGCTACCCAGAAGTAGAAGTAAGCAAACTTGTTGTTTGGTACGACCCAAGCGCAATCTCAACTCGTAACGACCGCGCTGCAGATGCTGATTCAGGTTTTGAAAAGGCTGCAATCTCTTGGCAGACCTGGCGACAGACTCACGGTTTCTCCGAAGCAGATGCGCCAACTCCAGATGAACTTGCTATCCGAATGATTTACGAAAAGGGTGGCATTACTCCTGAACTAACAGAAGCAATGCTTAACTCTCTTGCACCAGAAACAATGAACAGAGTTAAAGAGGCTCAGCAAGCAAACTCTGTTGCTCCGCTACCTCAAAATGTCATTGACGCTTTAGGAAATACGCAAGGCGAACCAGGTGGTGAAGAAGTTGTCTAGTGAATACTTAAGTAGTTTTGCTGACACTGCTGCAGAACTTGCAGCAAAGAAAAGAACAATTTCTCAGACTCCTGCCCCAAAGAAAGACCGGATTTATGGATCAAAGAAAAACAAAAAAGGATCTGCTTCTTCTGGCAAGTCTGGCGCAGTTAAGTTCTCAGCAAAAACCGAGAAGGCGCTTAAAGAAAAAGTTAGTGCGCATAATGAGAAAGCTCGTGACGGGCGCAAAGCAACGCTAGGAATGCTTAAGGCTGTTTACCGCAGAGGTGCTGGAGCATTTTCTGGAAGTCACCGTCCCGGTATGACCCGTGACCAGTGGGCTATGGGGCGCGTTAACGCTTATCTAAAACTTTTAAAGAGTGGAAAGCCATCTAATCCTAACTACAAGACCGACAACGATTTACTTCCTGCAGGTCACCCACGTAGCACTAAATCAAAGAACTCCAACTCTGCTCTTACTGCATCAGTTGCTCTTGTTCCAGAAGAGCGCGACTTAGCAGAAGCACTGCTTGAGGTTGTAGCAAAGCACGGTAAGTTCAACGAAGATGAGACTGGCGTATGGGCTGGCTACACACCTGCTGCAGAAAATGAAGTAGCAAGTATTGGCGTTATCTGCAAGAACTGCGTTTTCTATTCTGAAGATGAAAACGGAAACGATGTCTGCCAAATTATTGCTGTTCAGATTGAAGATTTAGGTAAGTGTCGTTTTGCTGTAATTCCCGAGGGAGTTGTTGATAAGAACGCAATTGAACAACACATGATGGAAAAAGAAGAAGCTATCTCCAACTTGCAATACAAAGATGATTTAACTTACACAATTTTTGAAACTATTGAAGAATACGAGTCTCCAGAAAAAGCAATCACCGCTCTTGCAGAATCAAGTGAATTTAGTTATGACGCTGATATTGCGCTTCGTGCAGCATGGCTACGCGGTGTAAAAAACGGTGATGATCCATATCAGCGTGCTAGAAATCTGGCAGAATTAGGTTACGAAAGTAATGACGCGGACTTACTTCCTATCATTGAAAAGGGCATCTCTTCGTGAACAACAAAAATTCTGTAGAAAATCAGATTGCTCTAATTCGTTCTCAGGTTCATTCTCTTATTCACCAAGAGAACGCAGGAGTCCCTGCAGAACGTATGGTGACTGTTAAGTCTGCTTTCTCAGTTGTTAAGCGTTCTTTAAACGAAACACGTGATCTACCTTTTGAAGTACGTGAATACCGCGCACTACGCGAACTTTCCGCATTTATTACTCTTGCTCAAAAAAATAAGAGCATTACCGCTTTCCCTAAGCACACAGATTTACTCCCCGTATCGCACCCAGCATCAACAGCGCGACATGCAATGACTGCATCTGCTCTTAACTATGCCCGGATGCAATGGTTACTGGCTGGCACACAAATATCTGAAGAAGTTAGAGCCATTGTCGCTTCTGCAGTTCTAGCAACTTCTGGCTCTGTCGAACACAAATATGCAATCACTCGTTTGTCCTCTCTACCTGATATCCCATTAGAAGCTCTTGTTGCAGCTTTAGGAGATGGAAACTCTAGAGAATCACTTAGACGACGTGCAATGGATCAACTTCGTGACCGTTTTGGTCGCTTTGCATACCAAGGTGGTGGCGGTAGTGCACTTGTACGACGCACTAACGGTGAAGTACAGCGCTTAACAGGTAAACCTGTTTCACAGAGCGCGGATGGCAACACAATCCGTATGGAACTTCCTGATGGTCGCTTAGCAGATTTCTCTATGGGCGTTATGCAATTTATTAGAGCCGTTATCAACCCAACTAAAGATGGTTACAGCGGTGTTCCTGCTACATACGACTCATCTGATGAAGTTGTAGACGAAGATTCGCTACAATACTTTGATGCTCCTCACGGCTTCCGCGCTGACGGTGATTACACCGCAGATCCAGCAGACCCTAACGATTCAAATGGTAAAAAATACACTGATGATGCCTACGATGTAGTTGTAAAAGAAAACGGCGACTACCTTGTATCCCGCCAAGGATCTAATGATCCCTTTGCTGCTGTTGGCTCTTGGTCTGAGGCACAAAAAGCCATGCAAGATGATGAGCCTTCATACGCTAAACAACAAGGTATGCAGCCAATTGCTCGTTTATCTGATGAGCAGATCGCCAAAATGTATGACGATCCAAATGTTGATCCTTTTAGTATTCCAAGCCCACGTGGTGAGGAATCAGAATCAAAGCCACAACCAAAAACAAAAGACGGTGGCGAAGGACAACCTCCACAGGGTCCAAAAAAATTTGCTTTTACTTACCCGGAAAACGCTTTCAAACTTTCAACAGACCCTACTGACTTTGAGCCAGAAGGTTACCAAGACCAGGACAGCACTAACTACACCGATGATCCAAAGGTGCTTGCTAGTAAGTTCAAACTAGAAGGTCTTATTGGTCAACTAAAGAAAGCAATCCTTCCTAAAGAAGATGGAAGCCCTGCAACTGCCTACGCACCTTTCCCATTCAACGAAGGCGCAGAGTTAGTACCTGCCGAAGCAATCTATGCAGCTATTGGCGAAAAGGGTGGCGATCCTCAACTAGAAGCCGCAAAGATTTATGACGAAGCTTTGGGCGGAACAGCAAACCAAGACGCTCTTGAAGCGTCCCGCGCAAAGCCAGAAGTACCAACAGAGCCAGAAGCAACACTGCCTGATGAAGCACCAACAGATGAGCCAAACCCAGAAGATATTGCAGACGCTATCTCCTCTGGTGACTTAACTGAAGATGAAATCCAAGCAATGCTTGACGGCGAAGCCATTGGCGATGCCGACATTGAAGGCGATGCTCCAGAAGAGATTAAGTCTAAAAAAGCAGCTAAAGAAGTTTCAGAAGCACCAACCACTACTGAAGAAGTTGTAGAACCATCAACTGAAACAGAAGAAAAAACAGATCAAGTAGTTATTTCTAGGCAGAAGCCTCCTTATCGAATTGACGGCGCTTTACGTGACAATGATGGAAACATTATTGGTCATGCCTTGCCTTCAATCGACGAGTCAATAAAAAAATCTTTAAAAGAAAAAGAAGAACTAGAAAACTCTCAGAAGGCTGTTGCTGAAGATTTACCTGAGATTGGCGGTGGCTGGGAACCTACTCGTATGCCTTTTGCCTTTGATGACGGCTCAAAGAGTTACGAATCAGCCTATGTAAAAGAACTTCCTAACGGCGATAAATTTGCATTTGTTAAAAGTTCAGAAAGTACTTACAGCCTTTACTCCGTAGATTCCGAAGGGAATCTAAAATTGACCCCTAAGGGTGTTACTTATTTATCTTGGCAAGATCTACAAACTGATGAAGCATCTCCAGAAAAGTTTGACTTACTTTCAGCAATTGTTTCTCAAAACGCACAAAACCTAAGCCGCGGAAACTTAAGCAACAAACTTGCAGCTCTTGGTTTTGATCAGTCTGTTGTTGACCTGGCAAAGACTGGAACTCCAGAAGAGATTAAGGCTGCCATTGAAGCAGATCCTGCATACGCTTCTCTAAAACAAGCCAACGATGATTTTGTTCAAGCAACTGCCACTAACACTGCCAAAGCAAATGCCAAAAGTGCAGCAGCATACAACTCAGTTAACGAAGCAATAGAAACCCTAAAGCCAAACCTAGAAGTTGGCTCTCCGCAAGAAAATGCACAGGCAGTAGAGAGTGCTTCTATTCCTGAAATGAATGTTGCTCCAGCAAGTTCTGGAGTAAAACTATCTGTTGCAGCTTCAGATCTAAAAGAAGGCGACATAACTTTCCAAGAAGAGGATCCTAAGTTTTCAGGTAATGTTCTAACA